CCAGTAGCGCCGAAAGTTCGAGGAAATCATTACTGAAAAGCCCGGGCAACCGGGCTTTTTGGAATGCCTACCTATAAATGGAATTACCCAACACCCGGCACTGCGCCGGTAATGCTCAGCCAGGAGGCGTGACATGACAAACGAGCAGCAAGCGTTAGCGGAAATGCCTATCTGGTTGGTGATCGCACTGGCCCTGATCGGCGGTGTATCCGGAGAAATGTGGCGCGCCGACAAGGAGGGCGCCCGCGGTTGGTCGCTGGTGCGGCGCCTGGCCCTGCGTTCCGGGGCCTGCATGGTGTGCGGGGTATCCGCCCTGATGCTGTGCTACGCCGCCGGCATGTCGATCTGGACGGCCGGCGCCATTGGCTGCCTGACCGCCATGGCCGGTGCCGACGTGGCCATTGGCCTTTATGAACGCTGGGCGGCCAAGCGCATCGGCGTCAACGAAGGCCCAGGCCGGGACCCGCAGTAACCGTTGCAAGGACGCTACGTAAATGACACTCATCGAAAAACCTTCCCAACTGCCCCAGGCCATCAACGAGGCGTTGCGCGTTGCCTTTCCGAATCTGAAGGTCGGCAATCATCAGGACTTCCAGGGCACCTCGGATAACACCGGCGTGTTGATCACGGTCGAAGGCAATGGCCCGGGCATTCGCTCCCGCGAAGGGCGCAAGGCCCACGCCCTGGGGATTTCACTCAAGGCCATGGTTGCCCAGGGTGCCTTGCCCTTTGATGCCTGCGACCTGGCCAGCCAACTGATGGACCTGGTACTGGATAACCGCTGGAACCTGCCGCAGGAGCAGTGCGACCTGCCGAGCAATATCGTCGCTGCGCCCTCAATAGGCACCACCGCAGAAACGGACTACGACACCTGGACCGTCAGCTTCACCCAAACCCTCTATATCGGACCGCCGTTGCTCAACGATCCCACAGGCCAACCGCTGTTCGCCTGCACTTGGGAAGTCTCGAACATCGACGACCCCGACCAATACAAGCCGCTGGCGGAGTAGCCCATGTTCGACGCGCTGTTACGCATGCAACTGGGACCGATCGTCGAACGACTGGCAGAAATGGAGAGCCAGCTCGAAGACCTGTATCGACGCGCCGAAAGTTTTTGCCGCATCGGCGTGTGCCAGGAGGTCGACGCCGCCAGCAATACCTGCAAGGTCAGCCACGGTGAACTGCTCACGCCGGCGATCCGCTTTTTCAACCCCAGCGCCGGTGCGCAGACGGAAACCCGCATCCCGTCAGTGGGCGAACAATGCTTGCTGCTCAACTACGGCGGCGGGGAGGGCGGGGCACAATCGGTGGCGTTATTCGGCTTGAACAGCGACCGTTTTCCGCCGGTCTCAAGCGTTCCGACACTGACCCGGCGCCGCCATCAAGACGGCACACAAAGCGACTACGACGACGCCAGCCACACCTTCAACTGGGTCAACGGCCCGACTACGTTCATCGGTTCCCGTGAGCAGGTCGACGTCAAGGTCGGCGCCGCCAGCCTGACGATGAGCGCCGAGGGCATCACGCTGCAAGTTGGCGGTACAAGCCTGTTGCTGGACGCCGGCGGTGCGCACTTCAGCGGCCCGGTGGTGGACCACCAAGGTCGAGTCATCAGCCCCTGATAAGGACATCCCATGATCGGAATCGATAGAAACACCGGGGCGGCGGTCGATGACTGGCTGCAATTCGTCCAGCGCGCCACCCGAGCGCTGACGACGCCCTTGGGCACTCGCCAGAAGCGTCCGCTGTACGGCTCGATGATCCCGCAGCTGCTCGGGCAAAACCTCGGCGATGACCTGCTGATTCTCGCCCAGAGCCATGCCGCACAGGCGTTCTACAACCCGCAGAACGGCATCGCCGACTTCGAACCGCAAGTCATCGTCGCCAACCGCCAGGGCGCCGGCCTGTTGCTGCGCTTCGCCGGCACCTGGAAAAACCGCAAACAAACCTTCGAGGTGGTGACATGAGCATGCTGATACCCGGCCAGAACCAGTTGGCTGAGCCAGCGATCATTGCGGTCGATGAATTCGAGCCACTGTTGGCGGAGTTCAAGGCGTTTGTCGTTGATTACGTCGCCACTCGTGCGCCGGAAAATGCCGCGAAACTGAAGGTCAGCCTGGAGAACGAAAGCGAACTGCTGACGCTGGCATTGGAGGCTTTCTGCGTTCGCCTGCAGACCCACGAGCGTAAATACAACGCCCGCATCAAGCAGATGCTGGCGTGGTGGGCCACCGGCAGCAACCTCGACGCACGCCTTGCCGACATGGGCCTGGAACGTCAGGTGCTCGACCCTGGTGACCCGGCGGCTTTCCCGCCCGTGCCGCCGACGTTGGAGAGCGACGACGATGCCCGGTTGCGTTATTACCTCGCGCCTCACGCTCCGGCGGCGGGTTCGCGGATGCAGTATCGGCGGGAGGTTTTCACCCTCGGTGAACGTCCATCAGTGAAAGTGCAAAGTGCTACGCCGGGTGTGGTGACGGTCACTTATACCTTCGACCCGGACGGCTACGCGGCGCGGGTCAAGGATGGCAACGGCCGTCGCACCGCGCCTGGTGAAGTGATGGTCACCGTCCTGTCCCGAGACGGGGATGGCGCACCCTCTGCGGATCTACTCGACGGTGTACGCCGGCACTTTGCCCGGCCTGATGTGCGCCCGGAAACGGATCTCGTCACGGTGCAGGCGGCTCAGATCCTGCGCTACAAAATCCGCGTGGTGGCGAAGATCAACGCCGGCCCGGACTCCGGGCTCACTCAAGTCGCCGCCCAGAAACTGCTGCAAGACTATGCAGAATCTTGTCATCGCCTGGAAGGGCGAGTGGACCCGAGCTGGATCGACTACGCCATCCACTCGGCGGGCGCTGCGCAACTGCAAATTCTTGAGCCGCTGGAGCCGATCGTCACCACGGCATTCCAGGCCCCGTATTGCACGGGCGTCGAGGTGGAGGTGCGCACGCTATGAACGAGCCAAAAGGCAGCTTGCTGCCCGCCAACAGTTCGCCGTTGGAGAAGGCACTGGACTTGGGGTTTGGACAGTTACTCGACCGAGTCACACCACCCTTTCCCGCCTTGATGAACCCGCTGCAAACGCCGGTTGAGTTCCTTCCCTACCTGGCCGCTGATCGCGGCGTCAGTGAATGGGACGCCGCTGCCAGCGAGTCGGAGAAGCGCCTCACTGTGGCCTTGTCCTGGCAGATCCAACGTCAGGCCGGTACGCCCAAGGCGCTGAGCTATGCGGTCGAATCGCTGGGGTTCACCCCCAATATCAGCGCCTGGTACCAACAGCGGCCAATTGGTCTGCCTTACACCTTTGATGTGCAGGCAATCATCGGTCGCAGTTGGTCCAGTGGCGATCACAACCGGTTGATCCGCCGCATCAACGCGGCCAAGAGCGAGCGGGACCTGGCCACCATCACCATCGTGCACGAGACCTCCCAGGGTTTACGTGTTGCCGCAGCCGCTGATCCAGGGTTGAGCATCGGCGATGAGAGCCAGCCCGGGGCGTTACCCGAGGTGAAGCTGCACGGGGTACTTGCTTGTAGCAGCGTGGCGCACACACCGCTCAGCGATGGCGAGTTGCAGCTGTGCGGCGTACTGCCTGAATTCGGGCTGGCGGCCCGGCTTAACAGTGCCGGGGTAGCCCGGCACTACACCATTAACGACTACGACCTCAGGGCGCAGCCATGACAGATGAAATTACACGCCTGGTGCGCTTCACCTCCAAGGGATTGGATGAAGTGCTGCAGGCAAAGAACCAGGGCTTGAAAGGCGAGATCACCCACATTGGCGCCGGTACTGGCCGCTACAACCCCGACGGCACCGAAGTGGCCCTGCGTGACGAGCGCCAGCGGGTCGCCATTGTGGACTACGAGGACTTGGGCGACCGACAACTCAGGATGGCCGCGCTGTTTGATGGCGAGGCTGAGTATGAGATAGGCGAGTTCGGTTTTTACCTTGCCAGTGGAACCTTGTTGGCGGTGTATTCCGTGGCAGGGAAGTTGCTGACGTATAAAGCGGCGGCGGCTCGGGTGCTGCAGAAGTTTACGTTGGATATTTCGCCGTTACCGGCGGACAGCGTGACGATTGTGGTGGGGAGTGAAAACCTTAACGTGCTGCTGGCTGAGGAGATCGCAATCATGGCCGCGGCTTCCGTTGGCAACATGTCGAGGCATGTTGATTTGATGTTTCGGGTTATGCAATTAGAAGCTAAGCAATAGCGCTTGCAAAAGTGCTGAAAAGATAATTTTTACTAGGGAGTTGATTATGGGGATTGAAACGACGATCACAAAAGTTGTGGACGCATGTAATAAACTGACGGATACGGTGACAAATCAGATTGGCAAAATAGATTCTCGAATGGATGTTGCCCTGGGGCAGTTCAACGCGTGGCGCGGTAGCGTACAAGCCAAGGATATTAACGGGCGTGCCTCCTACTCCCAGACTATTGATCTGACTGGGCTCTCCACCAACATCTTTTATCCCGTATGGTGGCGCATGCCGGGTAACGAGCAAGGCATGTCTGAGATCGTGATTTCCAGAAACTACGCCACGAATGCCGAGCTGAATCCGTTCAATAATAATTTTGAACCGCACGTTGCGGGCCTAAACTTGCAAATGGAAGGGTGTGGGATTCCGTGGAATGGTGATGCGAACTTTTTGACCATCAAGCGTATATCCCAAACATACCGAGAAACTGTTCGGTGCGCGCAGTTTGGGATGCTTTCCTATGTTCGTCCGGTCACTGGGTTGAAGCCTATTTGGTTAAATCAGACTGTGGGCACTTTGGTTGGTTCTCCACAAGAGTCGGGATGCTACTTGCGTGGCGGGTTGAGTTACATCATTACCAAAAGCTTTGAAGCCCCTGTTAAATTTAGTCGTTCAGACGCCGAGGTCGAATTGAGCCAAGCCGTTACCGCTGAGTATGAAATTTCGTGGAGGGTCAAGCCTTTCGCAATCACAGCGTCAGAGCTGGGAGCCACTTACCCTGAAAGTAGAATGGCGTATACGTTGGATAACGATCAGCGCTATGCAGTTAAAGGAGTATGAATATGGTTGGGTCTATTAAAACACTACTGCTCGACTCTGGCGAAACGCTCATTAATGTTCCGGCTGATCGCCCTACACTTATCTCACTGGGGTTCAGCGAAGCCCGCGCCGACGAACTCTGCGAAGAAACGATACGAGCTGAGAAGTTGGAAAGCACCATCGCTGCGCGTCGCACGCTCTATGAAACTCAAGCTGACCCGCTGTTTCTCGAGTGGCAATACGACGAAACCCCCGAAAAGGAAAAGGCTTGGCGCGACAAAGTAGCCGAAATCAAGGCGCTTTATCCCCTGCCTGACCGCGACTGAACACTACCGCGAAAGCGGTTTTTTTTCGCCCGCCCAAAGCCCCTCTCGCAGGGGCTTTGGCGTTTTTCACCCGGAGAATTCCACTCATGTTTAACCGCCAAACCTACACCGTCCTCATCCCATTCCCCACCGGCAACGGCCACTGGTCTACCGCCGGCGAGGAACTGGAACTGCTGGACGTCGAAGCATCCGCCCTGCGCACCGCTGGCCGCCTGGAACTCACCAGCGTCCTCAACTCCACCCCCAAGAAGGCTGACTGATCATGGCTGAGGTTTTGAACTTCGAGCACAACGGCATCACCGTGAATGCCACCGAATC